CCGATATAAAATTTGAATCTAATTCTGTTAATAGAACACGAAGTGGTGATCTTGGTCTTACTCAAGAATATACCAGTAGTATTTTGAAATATCCGATAGATGTTGGAGCAGTTGACAAAGGTCATTATATGATTTTTCATATTAATGCCCAAGATAAAACTGAGTATACTGTAAACTTTGCATCAAATCCAGATTCTAAAGTACAGGCAGATAGAAAAAGATTGCAATCAAGCACTGGTGCAGTTAATATAGGAGGCAGTTTAAGTGAGGTTATAGAATTTCTTAAAAATAATGTTGTAGATCCTATAAATCAAAAGTCAAAAATAAATGATAAATTTTCAGAACTTGTTGATAAAGTTTTTTCACAACTTCCGGTAAAATTTAGAGATCAAATTAAAGTAGGTCCAGGTATTACAAAGTTTTTTGATGAACTGAGTGCATTGAATAATGTAAATTTTTTAAGAACAACAAAAAGAACAACAGATAGTGTTGCATTATATATGCCGAACACTTTAAATTTTGCTCAAACGCAAGGTTTTGGTGGTTTGGTATTAGGAAACGACCTTGCAAATAAAGTAGCTTCATTTGGTAAAGCTATGACTGATTCCGATTCCGGAAAAAATTTAACGCCTTTTATACAAGAAGGAATTACTAGTCTTATAGGAGGTGCTATAGGAAGCGATACTGCTAAAGCAATATTTGCTAGTGTTGCTGGTGTAACAAGAAATCCAAGAATGGAAATGATTTACACTGGTCCAGGAGAGTTTAGAACCTTTAGATTTTCTTTTATGTTTTATCCTAGAAGTCAGATAGAGGCTAAAGAAGTTCAAGCAATTATTGCTAGATTTAATTTTCATCAAGTTCCAGAAATAAAAAAAGGAACAGCAGGATATTTTTTAGTTCCTCCTTCCGAATTTGATATAAAATTTTACTATAATGGTTCTGTTAATCCTAATATTCCAGAAATTACTACTTGTGTTTTGAAAACTGTAGATGTGGATTATGCACCAAATGGATTTCAAGCTTTTGAAATAGATGATCTTGGTGTAACGGTTGGCGGAACAGGTATGCCAGTTGGCATTAGAATGGATTTAGCATTTGAAGAAACAGCAATAATGACTAAGTTGGATTTCGCAGATAAACGTGGAACCGGCAACATGGCCACAGTGTCTACAAATAAAATTGGCGCACAATAAAATGTCAAAATACTTTACATACTTTCCAAAAACTATCTATAATCTAGAGGGTTCTAAATCTCTTGATGTTATTACCAATCTAACATCCAGTTTTTCATTTGATGATAATATCCTAGAAAATGCGGTATCTTACTATGAGTACTCAGTTCCTGATGGTGAAACACCAGAAATTGTAGCACATAAAGTATATGGTGATGTTGAGAAACATTGGGTTATTTTGAAAATGAACGGAATCGTAGATGTTAAAACAGACTGGCCTATAGAACAAAGAATGCTAGATAATGTGGTACATACTAAATATAAGACTGCTTCAATTTTAGATGGGCTAGCATGGGCCAAAGCAAATAATCATTCTTATTATAAAATAGAAACTCGTTTGTTTCCATTGACTCGGGAAAAAACAGAAACTAAAATCCAAATAACAGCAGCCGCATATGCAAATTTAACAGCATCTAGTTCCAATTATACCTTAGCTGATGGTAATGCTTTAACCGTGTCTGTTGACAAAACTGTTATAACTTATTATGAGCATGAAGTTGAATTGAATGATGATAAACGAAATATTAAAATTTTAAGAAATGAATTTATATCTGAAGTTGACAGTGAATTTATTAGGGTAATCAGTAATGTCTGATGCACAGATTACACAATCTTCTCAATATACAATTAATCCAAGAGGAATAACACTAGTTACTAAACTTGGTGAAATTAATTTGGCGGGTATGTTTCAAGAATTAACTATTTTTGATTCTATTTTTAATCCGTGCATGTCTGGTACTGTTCTAATACAAGATGCTGTAGGTTTATCAAATAAACTTTCATTTGATGGCTCCGAAACTTTGTTAATTAACATAGGTAAAACTGAAAATGTAGCAGTTATCAAAAAGTCATTTAGAATATTTAAACAAAGTTCTAGAACGAGTGTAAGTTCTGGCTCAGAAATGTATCTTCTTCATTTTGTCTCGGATGAATTTATTCTATCGCAACAAAGTTCTATTTCTAAAGCATATAATAATTCTTATTCAGAAATCGTCAAAGATATTTTAAAAAATTATTTGTTACTACCAGATGATAAAATTTTCTTTATTGAACGAACAAAAGGAATAAGAAAAATTATTTTACCTAATCAAACTCCATTTTGGTGTTTAGATTTTTGTTCAAAGAGAGCAGTTGATTTTGATTTATCTCCTTCTTTTTTGTTTTTTGAAAATAAATTAGGATATAATTTTAACACAATTTCTAGAATGATTTCCAGTTTTCCAACTCATTTTATCAATTATCAACCAAAAAATTTAGGATTAGAGAATAATGAGCGAGATGAATTACTTGGCGCTAAGTATGTAGAGGTTATAACGCAGTTTGATTTAAATAAAAATATTAAATCTGGAGTCTATGCTGGAAAATTTATCGGTATTGATATCACATCACGAAAAGTATATGAACGAAATGTGAGTTTTGCTGAGATGTATGCAACAGCAAAACATGCAAATAAAACTCCAAACATTGGTGTATTTAAAAATAAAGCTGATATAGATAATACACAAATGTTTAATTCCAGAAGAGTTATGGCTTCAACTGGTATTTTTGGTTCTGAAAGCAAATATATTAAAGAAAATGATCCTACTTCTATAGATTCGGATGATGATACATACAATTATACCATACAAAGAGAAGCTTCTATAATGAATTTAATGAATCAACGATTGAAAGTTGTTATGCCTGGAAATTTTAATTTAATTTCTGGAACAACAGTTTATATATCTTTACCAACAGAGAGTGAACATGCAACCACAGATAACAGTGATAACACAGATTACTCAATGAGTGGTAAATATTTAATAACAGCCACAAGACAAATAATTACTTACGAAAAACACGAAACTATTATGGAAGTCGCAACAGATTCTACAGAGCGACCATCAGTTTATAAAAGCTCTCAACAGCAAAATGATGTAGTTTACACATAAAGGAGAAAAATATGATTGAAAGAGGTGTAGATTTAGTGTCGTGGATAGGTGTTGTTGAGTCAAGATTATATGACCCACGGCAAGAAGGGCGTGTTCAAGTTAGAATCTTTGGTTATCATTCTGGAGATACATCTGATATAGAGATAGAAGATTTACCTTGGGCAGAGGTTGAACTACCAACAAATGGAGGACCAAAAGTGCCAGATTTACCACGAGGAACTTTTGTGCGAGGTTATTTTTTAGATGGCCATTCAGCGCAAAAACCGATGGTGGTAGCTGTGCTTCCTGGTTTGTACACAAGAATGCCAGTGGCATCATTGGATGGAAAACGTGTTGTAGAGGCCTCAAAAGAGCCTAAACCAAGTGATAAAATTATAGTGACCGGAACAATAGTAGGTGAACCAACAACAGGAAAAACATTACCAGATATAGTTAATCTTGCAAATAAAAATAGAATTCATATTTGCGATATACGGGATGAAATGAAAAAAGCGGCTGCTTTTGCAAGATTAAAATTCTCTCAATTAATAGCTGCAATTAGAACTGCTGTTAGGGCTATATTAACAGCTTTAGGTTTTTCTCCAGATGGCGTAACTGCTAGGTTTATTGAAATAGCAAAAGGCATTTTACGAGATTTAAAATTTATTACAAAAATAATAAAAGAAATTTCTGATATTGCTGTTATTCTAGTTTTCTATGCAAAAAAACTTCGGGCAATGATTGATTGGTTATTGTCTTTACCAAAAAATTTATTGGCACTTCTTTCTAATTGTTTATCTGAATTGTATTCTTCATTGGCTTCTGGATTCAGTGAGTTGTTTTCTTTATCTGGCACGGAAGGAACAGAAGCAGTATCTTCAATAACAGAAACTATGCAAGTTTTTTCAGATATAGCAACTGAAACAAAAACGATTGTACAAGGTACAATTGACATTATTAATACACCAATTGCAATAATTGATGCACTGACCAATCCTGCATCGGCAGCAGATATTGAAAAAGTTGGAACTCAAATAACAAGTCTATTAGCAGCTACAGCAGCCGCAGACACTTCAGCAAATACTGCGCTGGCTATTACTAATTCTATTAACAAAACGATAAGTGTTTAAAATGGCAGATAATTTAATAAATCCCGATGAAGTAAATAAACCATCCAATGATGAATCTTGGACTGAACGGGAATCTGAAGCCAGTATAGAGAATCCTCCTGTATATCCATATAACAAAATTACTATGTCGGAATCTGGGCATATGTTTGAGATGGATGATACTAAAGGGCGTGAAAGAGTTCGTATTCAACACGGCGGCGCAAAAACTGACGGCAAAGGTTCTTTCATTGAATGGCATTCAAATGGTGATGTAACAACTAAAATACAACGAGATAATTATGAAATAACATTAGGAAAAAATAGAGTATATGTTAAGGGCGTATGTAGTGTTACTATAGATGGAGATTCTATCGTACACATTAAAGGAAATAAATTTGAAAGAATTGATGGAGATTATACACAAGAGGTTCGTGGAAATGTAACTCAGAACTTCAAAAAAGAAACTAAAATTCTTTCAAGTGGAGACATGACAATTGGATGTGGTGACCCGGTAACTGGAAGTTTGTTTATTTCCACTGGCGACTCTGCTTATGTGCAGGGAGATTTGAGTGTGGCGGGTTCTATAAATGGTGATATGATAACATCAAGAACTAAAGTAAATGCAGGAACTCAAGTTAATGCCGGTCCTCTTGGATTTGTGTCAGAACTTGGAGGACTAGCAATAGGCTCACCAGTAGCAATACCCCTAGACGTTATAGTTCCATTAGGTAACATTTATGTAGGAGAAAGCGTTAACGCTCTCATATCTGTAAATTCTCCTCTTATAAATGGAATCATCGTTGAAGATGTAGGAGGAACAATGATGGGAATACGATTATTACATAATGCACATAATCATATAGGTAATAAAGGATTTCCTACCAGTACACCAATCATTCCAATGATTTTAATTTAATAATGGAGATATAAATGGCTAGTGCTTTTGGAAGACTAAATTATAACTTTGATGATACCAAATATGGTTCATCAATCTATTTAACTACAGATACTAAAGAATACTTAAATACGTATCCTTTGTTACTAAAAACTTGGCAAAAAAATGATATAGCAAATGGTAATATACAAAACTCTAATTATTTTAAAAATCCATTATCTACTATATGCGACCAATTGTCTGCTAATGTAAATACATTTTCAAGTGTAATATCAACAATTGTTAATTTTGATGATGTTAGTGTTAATGTAGCAATTCTTTTGGCTGCGACTACAAATCTTAAAATAGAAATAATAAATTTTAAAAGCCACACATCTAATGTTTCAGGATTAACAAAAAGTACATCTTCAGTGGATGAAGGTAATCGTACAGTTACCGAATATCCAGATTATCAAAAATCAACTGCAATTGGGCAACTATTATTGCAAATAGTAAATGCTACAGATTCTGTACTAAATTCTACACCGGTGTTGGGTTCTATGACAAGTCTATTCATTGGTTCAGAATTAAGTTCAAATCTAACTACAATACAAACTGATACAGTAACTGTCAATAATAGCATAAGATTAGTTTCAAGTAATTTAGATTCAAATCTAACTTCTTCTGCTGTAAACACAATTATTTCTCATTTTCAATCTGCAAATACTATACTTGCAACTAGACGAGAACATGATTGGAATTTTTACAGAAACGCAATTTCTTTAGTCAATGACTACAATCAAGTAAACGGATTAGGTCATCTCGGCAATACTCAAATATATTTGGTAAATAATTTGATAGGAACTAACAGTTATATTACAAATATTGCCGCAAATACTTAATAAATAGAATATATGTCAACCGTAACCGTTAAAACCACAAGACAGTATAAAGACCTAGATTTGGCTTTTACTATGCATCCTATTAAAAAGGATGTTACTAAACATGTGGATGAAATGGCCGTTATTAATTCGGTTAAGAACTTAATATCAACTTCTAGGTATGAAAGACCGTTTCAGCCTCTATTAGGTTCCGGAGTCAGAAATTTGCTATTTGAGAATATGGATTCTATAACGGCAAGTGTATTACAAAGAGAGATTATTCAAACTCTAGAAAATTTTGAGCCTAGAGTTTCTGTTAGAGAAGTTAATGTTTCACCAGATTATGACAATAATACTTATAGAATTGGTATGACTTTTTTCATAATTAATAGAACTGAGCCTATAACCATACAATTCTTCTTACAACGAGACAGGTAAAATGGCAGATCGTTTAAATGTAACTGAATTAGATTTTGATTCAATAAAAACAAGTCTTAGAACATTTCTACGACAACAAACTGAATTTCAAGATTATGATTTTGAAGGCTCAGGGCTGAGTGTTCTTTTGGACATTCTTGCATACAATACTCACTATAATGCTTACTATTTAAATATGATTGCAAATGAGGCATTTCTAGATAGTGCCTCATTAAGAAATTCTGTAGTATCACATGCAAAAAGAGTTGGATATACTCCGCGTTCTGTCCGAGCGCCAAGAGCAATTGTTACAGTTAATGTTGCAACATCATCTGCAAATGCTGGCAGTTTGACTATACCTAGTGGTTATTCATTTTCATCTTCTCAATTAGATGGTGTTTCTTACAAGTTTGTAACAATAGAATCCAATACAACCACAACAAAGGTTGCTAATAATTTTATCTTCACTAATGTTCCAATATACCAAGGTCAACTAGCGTCTTACTCTTACACGAATAGTATTTCATCAAATCCAAAACAAACATTTACGATACCTGATGCAAATATAGATACTACTACTCTGAAAGTTAGTGTAACACAATCTTCTTCTAATACTGAAACTATTGTCTATGAATTGTCCACAAATGCACTTACTGTAGATTCCAATTCTGAAGTATATTATTTGCAAGAAGGTAAAGGAGGAGAGTACGAAATTTATTTTGGAGATGATGTACTGGGTAAAAAAGTACCAGACGGCGGTATTATTTCTGTAGAATATCTAATTACAGATTCATCGGCATCCAATAAAGCAAATTCATTTGTTTCTAGCGTTTCAATTGGTGGGTTTTCCACAATTTTTGTAAATTCTATTCAAGCAGCAGCTGGAGGAACACAAAGAGAATCTGTAGACTCAATTAAATTTGCGGCACCACTCTCTTTACTTTCTCAGAATCGTGCAGTAACAAAGAACGATTATATTAAATTGATTCTTCAAAATTATCCAAGTTTTGAGGCGGTAAATGTTTGGGGCGGAGAAGAAAATGACCCTCCTGTATATGGAAAAGTATTTATTTCCGCTAAACCAAAATTAGGGTTTGAAGTTTCAGATACCGAAAAGGAATATATTAGAAATACCATATTGAAACCGATTAGCGTTCTGACAATTACACCAGAAATTGTAGATATTGATTATAACTATTTAAAAATTGAAGCCAATGTTTTTTATAATAAATCTAAAATGTCATTAAATGATTCCGAATTAAAAGCTGCATTGAAGACTGTAATACAAAATTATACTGATACAAATTTAAATCAATTTAATAGTTACTTTAAATTTTCCGGATTAGAAACGACAATTGATGATTTCAATAGAGCAATCATTTCCAATGAAGTAACATTATTTGTTGCTAAAAAATTCAGACCAGATTTAATAAATTCTGATAATTACATATTAGATTATGGCTTTGAATTGAATAGAGGAACAACAAATGACAATTTCTATTCTTCACCCGATTTTACGATGAGAGATGAAGAAGGAATTTCTCGGCAATGTTTCTTTGAAGAAATACCATCATCTTTTACAGGGCTTGAATCTGTTACTGTCAATAATCCTGGTTTTGGTTATACTTCTACTCCGACAGTAACAATTATTGGTGATGGTTCTGGTGCTGTTGCTACGGCTACAATCGTAAATAGTAAGTTATCTAAGATTACAGTAACTAATCCTGGAGTTGGTTATACTACAGCGGCTGTTCAAATTACTGGTGGTTCTGGAACTTCAGGTTCTGGACTAGCCGTGCTTGAAGGTAGGTATGGTAAACTTAGAATTTCATATTTCAAAACGGATGAAACTAGTAGCCAAAGCACAAAAGTAGTACTAAATGCAAATAAAAATAGCGGCATTATTGGAGAGATTGATTATTCTCTAGGAAAAATTACCATAACTGCATTTAATCCTATAGCAGTCAATAATGATTTTGGTGATATTTCTGTACATATTAAACCTAAAGTTAGTATTATACAGTCTAAATTAAATAAAATGCTGGTGTTAGATTCGGATGACCCAACAAGCGTTATTGTTAAAACTGTTTTAACTTAATGGAAAATGTTCGCACATCAGATTTGGTATCTTCACAGTTACCAGATTTTATAAAAAGTGATTATCCAAAATTCGTAACATTTCTAGAGAAATATTATGAATGGATGGAAACAAGCGGAAAAAATAATTATGAAATTGATGCATTAAACTTTGCAAATGATATTGATGACGCTAACACATATTACACAGAACAACTAAAAAGAGATTTAGCGCCATATTTCCCAGAAAATATTGTATCCAATAAGAAGCTATTTTTAAAATTGGTGACTCAATTTTACAAAGCAAAAGGAACACAAGACTCGGTTAAATTTCTTTTTCGGGCTCTCTTCAATGAAAATATAGAAATTTATTATCCTAAAGATGATATTTTAAAAACTTCTGATGGTAAATGGATTTTACCTCTTACTCTACGCATTGATACAGCAGATAATAATGTATTTAATCTTGAAAAATGTTTAGTTACTGGTTTAACATCAAAGGCTACAGCGATAATTGAACGAGTTATACAATCGGTTGATAGGCAATTAGGCATTCAATATACTGAACTCTATATCTCTAATATTAAGAGATTGTTTGCAACAGGTGAAACTCTTTCGGCAAGTTATATAGATGAAGATACTGAATTAACTGTTACTGTAACCGGAAGATTAATAGGCTCTTTATCTGAAATTAAAATAAATTCAACCAACAGAGGACTCTTTTATAACGGATACGATACTGTTACAGGTTATCCTGGTGACCCAGTAAGTATTGTTGGTGGTTTAAATCCAACAGCAAATACTCCAATAGGAGCAGTTGCTTATGTTGGCGATGTAACAAAAGGCGGCATCACTGATATCACTGTAGATAAAGGTGGATTTGGTTTTAGAGACCCAGCAGTTAATTCAGGCTCTTCAATTATAAATTTTAAAGGAGGATTTGCTGGAGCTGTTTTTGGCACAGAAGCAAAAGCATCCATTTCACTAATAGATTCAACTATATCTAGAGTAATTAATATTTCTAATATGTCAGTAAGCACTCTTCATGGGTTGCGTCCAAATATTGCAAATATTGAAAATGTTACAATATCCAGTGCTACAACATTTGATAGTTTTACTGTTTTTCCAATACAATTAGTTTCTATAGATGGGTCTGGAGGAGGTTATCGCCAAAAACCAACTGTTGAAACATATAGTTTTTATAATGAAGAATATGAAGAAACTGAACCTCTCGTCAGTAATAATAGAGTCTTGGTTAAAGATACATCTATTATTACTGATATAGATATAGATTTTACTGTATCTTTTGAACCTGGAGATTATGCTAGATTATTTAAAACTAACATACTTGAAGAAATTCTTGAAGTTAGTTATGTGGATGAACATAATCTTTATTTTAGTGAGCCATTTTCCCACGATTTAGTTGATGTGGATGTTTATAAAATTTTAAGAAACGATTTGTACAAAATAGGTTCAATTGGTAGAATTAATATTAATTCTGGTGGAACAGGTTATGCTAATGGTGATATTCTTATTTTTACAGGCGGTTCAGGATATGGAGCAAATGGTTTTGTTAATGTTTCGGGTGGAATAATTTCTTCAGTAACTATTAACAATCATTCTAGTAATGCATTTGTTATAGGCGGAGAGGCGTATACAAGAGATAGTTTACCGATAATTACTGTTCAATCTTCGGCCGGGGCAAATGCAAACTTATCCGTTTCAGAAATAACTGGTGATGGCGAAAAATATGGATTGACCACTGCTAGAATTGGTGCAATATCATCTATAAGAGTTACCAGTTATGGTTATGACTATGTATCTGCGCCACTTGTTTCATTGAGGAATGCAGATTTGGTTTTAGCAAATGTAACTCCCGGTGAACTATTTGTTGCAAACACAATTGTATATCAAGGAACTTCAAATAGTAATACAACATTTAGTTGTACTGTGGATAATTTTGACCAAGACAATAGCGAAATCAGAATATTCAATTATAAAGGTACTCTAGATTTAACTAAGAGTTTAAAATCCGATGATGATGTAGTGTCAGCAAATGTTATATCATCCGTATTCTATGGAGACGGAAAAGCAAAAGCTACTGCAAAATTTGAAAATGGACTAATTCGTTATCCTGGTATATATTTGAACACGGATGGTCAAGTTAGTGCAGATAAAAAAATGCAAGATGGAGAAAAGTATCATAATTTTTCTTATGTGATTGACACTCAAACTGATTATAACAAATTTAAAAAACCTCTTGAAGACCTTGTGCATCCAGCTGGAACTAAAACTTTTATTACAAAAATAGATAACAATGAAAAAGTTGTTGCAATAACAAACACATCATCTTTTATAACAATAACTGCAATGCAAGATAGTTATAACATTGCAAATGGCTCCAATACCATTATCACTACAAATAACAGTGCAAACTTAATGTCAACGGTTAATGTTGGAGATTTGATTATATTAAGTAATGTGCATAGACGATTACAAAATACGGTAAATGTGTTATCGGGTTCAAATATATTATTTGGTCATGCTAATAGTGTGAATTTCATTAATGATTTACAAGACGGAGATACGATTTATTTGTCTACTGGAAATACAACAACAATTAAAGAAGTAACTAACTCAACTTATGCTGTATTAAATACTACAATTAATGTTACATCTACCACAGCAACAATAAATTTAGTCTATAGTGATGTAGCCAGAGCAAATTCAATAAATGCAAACACAATTATAACGACAACCACATTTAGAGCAAATAACAATAATTTGAGTGCAACCATTCATAAAGATAGATAAATACAAACATGCCAGCACTTTTAACTAAAAATTTCAAAATATTAATAGCTCAACAAGTATATAATTTGTTGGAACTAGGAGCAAATTCATACCTACCTTCTATTAGAAGGTCATATTTGTATGCATTTTTAGGTAGGCATCTTCCATGGAATGCTGGAACCGAAGTGGCTGGAACTCCGTTAGAAACAGATACCGAATTAAATTCTTATTATAAACGAGGAATTTTAGCTAAACAACTTTCCTTTCAAGATGCTGCCTTAGTTGTGCCTAGAAAAAACTGGACTTCAAATACTGTATATAACACATATGAAGCAAATACTAATTTTTATATTTTGAATTCTAGGGATCAAGTGTTTAAATGTTTATCTAATGTAGCCTCAAGTACAGCATCTACTAATGAACCAACTCTGACATTATCCACAACTTCTTTAGAGGAACCTTTTATTGAAACTTCCGATTTCTATAAGTGGAAATATCTCTACACATTAACTCCAACGCAAAAACAGAAATTCTTAACAGATGACTGGATGCCAGTTTACACAAATAAGTTTGTTAGAGCTTCCGCGGAAGCCGGTTCTATTGATATTGTTAAAATTACTAACAGTGGAAATAATTATATTAATGGCACAACTCAAGCAATTATAACAATTACTGGAGATGGCACTGGTGCAATTTTAAAAGCGAATGTTGCTAATGGGCATGTAACAAATATAATCGTACAGAATAGAGGAAACTATTATACATCAGCAAATTTAACATTTACGGATGTAACCGGCGGTACAGGAACTGCGGCCGCTGCTCAAGTTTCTATTGCACCTCACGATGGCCATGGTTATAATCCAACATATGACCTTGGCGCATCTACGATTATGTTCAATGTAGAATTTACACAAGATGAAGGTGGAATACTTCCTACAGATAATGATTTTCGTGAAGTTGTTTTAATACAGAATCCTTACACACGAGGAACTACAACTTTAGCTACAGCGGCTTCATATACGTTATATACTCTTATTAAAGTTTCTCCAGGAGTTGGTGATTTTAATAATGATGAAATTGTTTTCCAGGGCACAACTTTTGATACAGCAACTTTTACTGCGGATGTTATATCATTTGAACAAGTTTCTAATAATTTGTATCTAAATAATGTTAAAGGAACAATTCAATCAAATCAAGCAATTAAAGGATTACAAACGGGTGCAATACGAGTTGTAAATTCTGTTACTTTACCTACTTTAGATTTATATTCCGGAAAAATATTATACATATCGGAAAAATTACCAATTACAAGAGATCCGTCTCAAACAGAACGAATTCGTTTCATATTGAGTTTTTAAACGAGGAATAAATGACTGCTACTTTTAACTACGACCCCTACTATGATGATTTTGATGAAGATAAAAACTTCATGCGGGTATTGTTTCGCCCAGGGTATTCGGTGCAAGCCAGAGAATTAACTCAACTGCAAACCATATTAGCCAATCAAATTGAAAAATTTGGAAATCATATTTTTAAAAGCGGTAGTCCAATCCTTGGAGGTAAAGTATCATTAGATAATAGAGCAAATTATATAGTGTTACAATCACAATATTCTAATTCGGATATAGATGCTTCATTATTTTTAGATAAAACAATCGTATCTTACAATTCATCCAAATTAGTAAAAGCTAGAGTTATTGCAATTGATACCACAGGAGATAATCCTATACTTATTATTAAATATTTGAGCGGAGATAGATTTGTTGCCAGTGATGAAATTAGAGTTTATGGGCAAGAAATATTTGCTCAACTAAGAACTACATTAGCAGTTGGAGGCTCCTATGTTGCAAAATTACAAGAAGGTGTGTTCTATTTTAAAGGTCAATTTGTTAAGGTAATTCCACAATATTTAGTTTTAGAAGTCTTTTATAGAATAGGTGAAAACTCTGTCGTAGTAAATTCAAATCCATCTTATAAAATTGGTATAGAATTTACTGAAACTATTGTTGATGAAATAGATGATACTTCATTATTAGATCCAGCACAAGGAGCATTTAATTATCAAGCGCCTGGAGCCGAGCGTTTTTCTATAGAAACTTCATTATCAAAAAGAACTTTAGATTCGGCTGACATTTCAACATTTTTTGAAATTGTTCGTTTAGTTGATGGAGTAAAAACTAAAGAAGTTGAATATCCAATCTATAGTGAAATTGAAAAAACATTGGCTCGTAGAACATTTGATGAATCTGGAAACTATACTGTTGACCCATTTGTAATTACACTAGATGAAGGCGATTCTGCTAATGGTAAATTCAGTGTAATTTTAGATCCAGGAAAAGCTTATATCAGTGGGTATGAATTTGAAACTATTGCGCCGACAACTATATCCGTAGATAGGGCACGTGAAGTAGCAAATGTCTCCGATTACGATTTACCAACAAATTATGAAAGCACTATCGTATTAGCAAATGTTCGTAATACACTAGATATTACTGCATTTCCACAACTAGACATTCATGCGGTGCCGTGGGAATATATCAATATAACAACTGCTCCAAAATATAATTCAACTAAAATTGGTACAATTTTTGCTGACATGATTCGGTATAACGATTCAGCTACAAGTTCAAATGGAAACACACATACATTTACCGTTCATGTTTTTGGAGCAAATACTGTTCCAATAACCGGAACTTTAGCTGCAACTACTCATACCACAACACAAATTACTTTACCAACAACATTTAATACTACTTTACCAGCGAATACTTATTCAAATTCATATTTTCAAATCACAAACGGGGCTGGCGCAAGTCTATCGCCAATTTTAATCACCACATCTAATAACACAACACTAAACTTAACTTCCGCTTTAACTTTCATACCAGCATCTAACACTTTCACTATTACCTCAGATATTAGAAATGCAGAATCTTTAGTGGCTAATGGTGGGCTGTATATCGCATCTGCTGGAAATATTGATGTAGACTCAAAAGACTCTAGTACAGGATTTGTTTATATATCAAATCCAAATAAAACAAGTTTAATTCTTGATACACCATATGAAGCAATTAAAGCAAATACGCTTTCAAATATGGATTTTTTCGCAAGAAAAAAATATTCAGGCACAACATCTAGCGGTGTATTCTCTGTAACCGCATCAGGTACAGATACTTTTAGTTTCTCTCCTGGTTCAGGAACAATATCTAGTTCTCTATTATTAAATAATATAATTTGTTTTGTTCGTTCTGATAGTGCAAGTAATGCTCAATATGGAATAACACCAAATACAATTTTAGCACTTTCAAATGCAAATTTCACTGTTACATCAGTATCAACTACACAATTTCAAATTAATTTAGTAGCTGCTGAAACGATTAAAGTTGATTTATTAGTAACAACAAAAATTAATAATGCTGAAGATGGTTCTACGGGCGCAACTAAACGTAAAGAATTAATTCCTATTACAGGAGGAATAGATTTACATTCATTGATTCCTAATGAAATGAATTCTGGAGGAACACAAGGAACCGATACTCTATATTCAGCAAATACTACAGGCGAAGTTGTGAGTGGTTCTTTTGGTTCAGTATTTAAAAGCATTGGCGCTATTAATTATGATAATACTACTATACTTACTACACTAAGAACACCCGGCACTGTAGTGAGCCTTCAAGTGCCGGATGTGTATGAAATTATTGGTATTTTTGATTCTAAAAACACAGGGTCAAATGTAACTTCTGCAATGCTTACAGATTCAAATTATGATATTACATCTAACTATGAATTTGACAATGGTCAAAGAAAAACACACTATGACCATGGAACTATTAAATTAAAACGTGGTTATTCAGCACCAACAGGTAGAGTTTTTGTTCAATTTAGATATTTTAAAAACTTATCTGGCACAGGACTATTTACTATAGATTCTTATACTAAAGGTTCTAATATTTCCTATGATGAAATTTCTAAGTTTGAAAATAAAGAAGATAAAAAACTAATTTCTTTAAGAAGTGCTTTTGATTTTAGACCATCTATGGCAATAGGTGGAACAACTTTATCTGGTGCATTAAATCCCGAACCACTAGAAAACATAACTTTAAATTATGATTATTTTTTACCTAGAATTGACCAAGTTATTGTTAAATCATCTAGACAATTTACAGTACTTAAAGGGCAATCAGCATTAGTTCCAATTGCTCCTTCGGTGAATGCCGGCGATATGTTAATTTATACATTATATATTCCAGCATATACTGAAAATGTAAAGGATATACGAGCAGATTTTAAAAATCATCGCCGGTATACAATGAGAGATATTCAAAATTTTGATGATAGAATTCGTGGCCTAGAATATTATGTAGCATTAACTACATTAGAAAAAGATGCGGCTTCCACAAAAATTCTTGATGCGAATGGGCTTGAGCGTTCAAAATATGGAATACTTGTTGATAACTTTACAAGCAGAGATTCGCAAGCTACTTTTTCAGATGTAGATTTTGATAATAGAAATTTAATTAATTCGGGTAGATTATATCCTGCTTCATTAATGCGAACCGTTAAGTTGGAAGCAAACACTACAGTACAATCTGGCGCAACAAAAACTGTTGGTATTGGAACTAAAAAAGCTGTAATGCTTTCTTATACAACAACAGAATTCGCAAAACAACCTTATGCTACAAAGTCTGTTTTGGTTGCAGATGCTACTTATGGGAATTTTAAAGGAATAACAAAATTATATCCAGAATTTACTGGTGATGTTGATACTGGTGTAACAGCTAAAGTCACATTAAATTCTACTCAAGGAATTGAGAACGCATTTAATTTTATTAATGGCGCATTTAAATATATATCCGATTCAAATAAACAATGGGCCGATGATAAAAATAGTCCATTTGCTCAAATCGCAGATAGTCAGTGGTACAAAACTCGCACAGAAAATTCTGGAGCAGCGTATCAAGCAGTTCTATCCGGTAACGGTGGACCAGGATCAACAATTGGTATTCTTCAGGCAAGAAATGATAATACATATCTTACGGCTGGAGCACAACTATCACAGAAACAAATTACTACATCAACTTCACAGGTAAATGTGGGAACATTTATAACTGATTTGGCTATCCAGCCATACATGAAACCAAGGGGAATATTGTTTGTTAGCTATGGATTAAGACCATCCACAACAATGTATTCATTTTTTGATTCGGTTGATGTTTTCCGACAAATTGTAGTGCCAAATAAAGTTACACTAAATGCAAACACAACTCTAATATCGGGTGAAGCTGTTCTTATGGCAAATACTATTGGAGATTTAACTGCAAATTTAGTAAGCTTACTAAGTGGTGGCAGTAGTTATGATTTAGCATATGTAGCTACAAGTGAGGTAGGTTCTGCTAATGTTTCTATAATTAACGAGACTGCAAAACCATTAACCGGCAAATTTGTTTATGGTTTGGACAGCGGTAAATATTTTACTATTTCTACAGTAACCGACCATCGTTCCGGTGTTACGAGAGATATTACTTCCAATACCATCACACTCGCTTCTGATGCACCAGCATACAATATATCAGGTAATGTAATTTCACTAATACGTTCAAGCACATCTCTAGATGGTATAGGTGCAGCATTTAATGTTATAAATTATAATACTACAACTAAAGTTGCAACAGTAATCGAAAGCCCTTGGTTTAATACACTTGAATTTGGAACAACTTGCACATATAGTTTTGGTACAAATGGAACTAATAAAATTGGTCAAGCGGGCGGTATGTTTTATATGCGGCCCGCAACTTTTCGTTCCGGAGAAAGAAATTTTAGATTAACGGAATCTTTTAATAATAGTTTCAATCCAGATTCAATTTCATTTGCAGATAAAACTTATAATTCATCTGGGTTATTGGTAAGTAAGACTGATTTAGTAGATACAGTATTAAGTGTTGGTATTAATAGTCAAATTGTTGGTTCTCAAACTGCTGATAGATTATTAAGTTCAGCCGCAGCAAGTACAGTTACATTAGCGTCTTGGACAATACCACAACCTCCGCCAGCTCCGCCGGCAGAGACTTGGGGTGGCGGTGAAGGAAATGCCGGTGCGCCCGGTGATCCACTCTCACAAACATTCTTTGTTGACCCTACCATTTATCCTTATGGTTTATTCCTAAGTAGCGTTGATTTATTTTTCAAATCAAAAGCAATTGAGGATTTTCCAGTAAGTGTGCAAATTAGACCAACAGTTAATGGATTTCCTTCTTCAGACTTTTGGTATCCCGAATCTGTAGTAACAAAATATCCATCTGAAGTTAATATTTCAGATACTGGTCCAATAATTACTAATTCATCTGCTAAAACTAATTTTGAATTTAGTTTTCCGGTTTATTTAAAGCCTGGTTTATATGCACTTGTGGTTGGAGCAGATACCCCAGAATATAGTCTATGGGAATCTGAAAAAGGAGCAAGCACAAGTGATGGCTCCAATGTGGATAAACAACCGTATATTGGAACTTTATATAAATCTCAAAATAGTATGGAATGGTCTCCGTTCATAAATGAAGATTTAATGTTTAGACTAAATCGTTGTGTATTTACAAAAGATACTACAGCAACATATTACCTAAGAAATGAAGCATTAGATTCTTCTATAAATTTTGATAAATTGAGATTGAACCAAAATTCAATTGTGCCATACGACAAAATAACAAATTTAACATATAGTTTAATAACAACTACAGTTAATGGTAACAAAGAAACAACATATCGTAAAATTTCTCCCGATCAAATATATTCTTATTCTACGGATGATTTATATTCAATAGGTTTCCGTAGAAAAAAAATGGAAAATCAAAACGATTTGACTTTGAAAGTTGAAATGTCTACTACAAACGATGCTGTTTCTCCTATTTTTTCTATGGAATCAGCGTTTGTTAATGTTTGGGAAAATTTTGTAGATAACTCAGAAATCAACTCTGAAGATTTTACAATCATTGCGCCGGGGCAAGGATATAGTAATGCAAACTTTATTAGTATAACTAGTTCAACAGGAAGCGGAGCAAATGCTAATGTAACTGTAGATGTTAATGGTAATGTTATTGGAATTTATGTAAATTCTGTGGGTTCTGGTTACTTGGATGATTTTGATATTTCATATTACACTCACCCAACTACACCGGCTACCATAGTTCTTAATAGTGAATATGACTCTTCTGGTGGTCCTTGTCTTGCTCGGTATATTACAAAACCGATTAAATTAGCAGACGGATATGATGCAGGCGATTTACGAGTGTTTCTTGGTGCAAATAAACCAGGTAGTTCTGAAATTTCGGTATTCTTTAAAATTCTTTCTGATAGCGATTCTACGCCATTTAAAGATAGACCTTATCAGAAATTAGTTAATATTAATCCTACAGTAACTCCTTCTCCGGAAGACCAAACTTATAGGGAATATGAATATCGCCCATCAGCAACATCTAATGAGGTTACATATACCGGAACAAATGGAGTAACATACACTTCTTTTAAAACTTTTTCAATTAAAGTAGTGTTAACTTCCAGTGATCCAGCAATTGTTCCTAGTGTTAAAGATTTGCGTATCATAGCAACTCCAGCAGAGTAATTGTTAACATGAAAGTAGAAGGTACTAATTTTATTAAAGATTTAACTACAAATGCTCTGTTAATGACTGGAAGAAATGCTTTAATTGAAAATGAAGCTAGGAAAAAACTTGCTGAGAGAATGAATGGTAAAAATCAAGAGATAAATAATCTAAAGAATCAGGTAAATTTATTGTCTTCCGATATAAATGAAATTAAAGGCCTACTTAACTTATTGTTGAAACCGAGTAAAGAATAATGTCAATTACTAATATTACAAGAACAAATACTATTGATGCATGGCGCATTCAGACCAATTTATCAGCAAATGCTCTGAATCAAATTGAAACTGGTGATTACAATAAAACCAATGGAACTTTTTCTATATCGTCTAATGGCGCTTTAGCTATTACTGCTTCTGGAACAGCATTATCAGTCGCAAATGGCGCATTATTTTCATCAAATGTAACTGTAGGTAAAGAAATTGTCCTTGGGGCAGAACAATCCGCAACTGGAAATTTAGGAGTTGGTGGCATAGTTTCAATTTATGGAGTAGGCACTGCATTATACGTAGCTAATAATATACTTGTAGGAAGTGGCACTAGAGGAAATGTTATAGTATCAAATAAAATCACAACAAATACTATAACAGTAAATGCAAATGTTGTTGTAGTTGGTACAACTAATACTGGATATATCGGAGTTGCGAATACTTTAGTAGTAGGATTAAGTGGCACGATTGGAACAACTTTAGATGTTACAGGAAACACTACTGCTGGTAATTTAATTACTGCGAGTTCTGTCGTAGCAAATAACGCTAGAATAACTGCTAACACATCTGTTGGAGAAGAACTAACAACAATTACCATCAATGCAACAAACGCTAGAATATCTGCTAACGCTAATGTCGCACACTTAACATCATCTGGTTCTGTTGTAGCAGACAATGCTAGAATAACAGCGAATACAACTGGTGCTCATTTCATAGCATCTGGTTCTGTTGTAGCAGACAATGCTAGAATAACTGCTAACACAACTGGTACTCATTTTGTAGCATCTGGTTCTGTCGTAGCCGATAATGCTAGAATAACAGCCAATACAACTGGTGCTCATTTTGTAGCATCTGATTCTGTCGTAGCAGATACCGCTAGAATAACTACAA